ATAAGATCCTAAGACCCCAGAGGTCAAACCTGCTAAAAAAGCTCCGTCATTACGGATTTTATCCATATATCCAAGAGTCATCATTGCAAGCGACCAGCAAAGTATCATAAATCGGACAGCGTGACCAAAAAGTTCAGCCCAATCCGTACCCTCTTTTTCTTCTTGTTCTTCCATATAAAGAAAACTGCCTTAATGTGTGAGGAGATAGCAGCTGACCACTACTTTTTGTAAGGCAGCTATGACAAACGTAGCAAATATTGATATGTTGTAAAGTATTAGTACTTAATGTTATGTTAAAAATCCTAAAACCCTTGCTTTTGCAGTTCTTTTCTACGACTGCTGTAAAACGCCTAGTGGTAGATTTACTTCGTGCAATTTGTAAGCAGACTACGAATACATTGGATGATCGTGCAGTAGATATTTTAGAGCAACAATTATTTCCTAAACTTTAGTTATTGTTGGATTTTTAGGAAAAACTTGAAAACAAGTAACAGGAAAGTCAAGCTCTTCCCATTGCTTTGTATGTGATGCTAGTTTTACGGCTTCTTCTTCATCGTATGCCTGGATAACTGTTTGAAATCCTATGTTTTGTACTTCATCTAAGCCTACATACGCTCCAGGTATTCTAATTACCCAGGCTCTGATTCTCAAATCCTTGTAATTCGATCCATCCTTCTTCTGTTTCCGATTGCGGAAGCTCATCCAATGGGATTCCCAGAATTGTTGCATCTAAAGCTCCTACTATTTCTCCATTGTAAGCAGCAATTTCTAAATCTAACAACTCCATATCTCGTTCACGCATAGCTATTTCTTCGTCAATAGCTAAAGAATCGTTCCAATACTCGACTGCACCAGCTAAAGCATCGAGTCTATCGTCATGTTGTAAAGAGTTACGATCAACAGTTAAGTGTGTTAGTTGATGAAACAACTGATATGCCAGGTGTGTCTCTACGCTATCTTCATCTTTTGCCTTGCTATCGTTCTCGATGACCGACCTATTGACTATTAATCGGTGCTGGTTCATCACAGGTTCTAGTGCATTTATAATTCTTCGCTCTTTTTGTACGTTACTTCTAGCTGGTTCTACAGTACATGGGTATATTCTGCGCAAATATGGCTGTAAAAGGCTCTGTAACATCCCCTGACCAAACTGATCTTCTAGGATGATTAAGTTTACCTCCTGTCTTTTAGCTGCCTGTGCAAGCCCTTCTAGTACAGGCTCAGTATATCCTTCTCTAAATGATCCTACCTCCAGGACAAACAAATTTCCATTTAGTTGAGCGACTATAGCGTATGCAGTTTCATCCATACCTTTACCAGAAGGGTCAACAAACATTACACATCCATCAAACTCTAGCCATTCTCCATGTATAAATGCTGGCCTGTGGTAGTAATCTCCACTAAATCCTACAGCTGGTAAGTCTCCTATTCTATATTCTGCGCCTTGCGACCATACAATCTTCTCTGGCGCATGGTCATCGACCTCCATAACGACTAAATCTGATAAACGTAACGGAAATCTTTGTAAATCTGACAGGCTAGTGTCTAATTGAAACTGTAAAACAAACTGTGATCGACCATAACTAGCTTCTCTTTCCAGTAAATCCATCTCAGAAAACCTATCAGGGTCTGTAGGCATACCTGACTTATCCTTGCATCCTTGCAAAATTACATCTGCCAGGGCATCTCCATACTTTTCTGGTTTTTTAGGGTAACGACTTGTCCATATTTTGCAATCGTACCCTCTCATTCTTAGCTTGTTGTAGATACTTTCTTCTGTCTGTGGTGTACCTAAAAACAAAATATCTCCACCAGGTTTAAGAATAGCGTTAAACTCTCCGACACACGCCATAAGTTTCTCTCTCATACCTACTGTCCAGGCTGTATTAGGTACTTCGCAGTCATCTGCCAGGATTAAATCTGCACGACTACCTGTCAACTGCCCAAAAACACCCACACTTTTTACAGATGCAGACTGATCTGGTATAGCTGGCCTTACATCAAACCTGTTACTTGCAGATCGTTGTTCTTCTCTATCAGGTTCTAAGCATTGCAGTATAGGCATCTCTCGAATAAGCCGTAAACAAAACTGCGCAAAGTCATCAGCCCTGGTTTTACTGGCCGACACCACCATAATCTTTTTTTGCGGATCGTTTCTTAACAGCCATAACGTATAAGCTGCTGCCATCCAGGACTTACCTACACCACGAAACGCCTCGATAATCCTACGCTTCTGTCCATTCTGCATATACTCTGCAATATCTAACTGTATTGGCGTTGGATTAGGCAGTTGTAAATGCTTCCATACGACAACTAAAAAATATCTAAAATCTTTATCAAACGGCTCTGGTAAACCTTCCCACTTCATGCAGATTTACGCTTAAATGCTACAACCTTATCTATATCAGGCAATGCTTTTGCTAAATCATGGATAGCACTACCTTCTGCTGGCTGTGCAGTTATCTGATTATCTTTAAGAAACTGTCTAATAACATTAAGATCAGCGACTGTCGCCTCTCCACTCTCTAACAAAGTAGCAAGATGACTAGCAAGATTTGCGTGTAGATTACTTAGCTGTTCTGTAATGTCCTTTGGTTTCATAATGTCTCCTAGTTCTGTAGGGAACTCAACCCACCACGGAAAGATCCCTAAGAGTGTTCGCATAGATAACACAAACACAATATAAACGATTATAAAAACTACTGCAATTACTGACTGTCCACTATAGAAGAAGAGATAGTAATTAGTCAGGTGGAGTATATCTTAGATATATCTTAGATTTTAGTTAGAAAAATCTGAGGGGTTAACGTATATAGGTCGTTAGCTCTTCACCCCCCTAGGGGGTGTCCAGATTCTGTCCAAAAAGAGTCCAGGACTCTTTATAGTCCTTGCTATAACTTAGTTTTTAGTCCCTGCCGTGCTGTCTTATTGACAGTACTACAGGATTATTTTGTATTTTTGCCTGGTATCCTGGACTTTTTATATTTTGATTTAATAACTTTTGTAAGTCTAGCCGCCCATTAGTTGCAATTAGTCAAAACTGCGTTTATAATTCTTATTAGATTCTTTACAGAATCTTTCAATCCACCAGGACAATTAATCATGATCGATGCAAGAACGCAACGCTTTCTAAATGAATATTGGAAGCCAAGGATGGGAACACTTAGAAAAGACTCTAAGGGTCGTTATCTTATTCCAGGCGGAAGAGGTCTAGAACCGATGACCGATGAAATGCTTACAAGGTATTCGAGGTTTATGGGTTATTAATTATGAGATTTGATTTTAAATTTATGGGATTTAATCTCTTTATTATTCTTCTTTGTATGGTTCTTGGAACTTGGGGAGATTATCCACCAGGAACAGAACCAACAAAAAAAGTAAATCATTCTAAATTATTGACATGACCACCACAGCAAACAAAAAGATCGAGATGTACGCCAGGATCAAAAAGCATGGGGAGGATATTAAAAAGATATTCTCTTTACCAGCTGATACTGACCCTATAAAACTATGTAAAAAATTACATAAGTTCGAAAAGCAAGCCCAAGCAATACAGATGTTGCAATATAAAGGCAACTATAAAGAGGCAGCATTTAGAGAAGGGCAATTATTTGGGCGTTTAATGGTATTTCTATTAAAAGACCCAGATAATAAATTTAAAATCTTTCTAAATTATGACCCTAGAGGCTACGCCCTAAAAATCCCTGATGAAATAGTTAAAGAAAAAAACTTGACTATTCATCAAGATTGGGGAGAGTTCGGGATTATTGCACCCGACTTTAACGAATAGCTAAATCTAACTTGGAGGCCTCCGCACTTGGTCGCCTCCCTGGTAGATTTTCTACCATTTACAACCCACCACAAAAGGAGTTTTATCCGTGGCTTATTTCACAATTACAGACGGCAACGGCACATCAGTTGACGTTGACTTAACAACTAATGATCCTGCGATGATTGCCCAGGCTTTTAAACAGTTCGAGGCAAAGCAGGAAGCAAACAAAAAAGACCAGGAGAAAAAATAATGGCACTAACAAAAAAGCAAGCCTTAATTATTTTTAAGGATTTATACAAAGATTTTCTAAAAGAAAAACGTTTTGATTATGTTGCCAAGCGTGAAGCCTGGAACAACTGGACAGATGGACTTTGCAAAGATAGGCAGATTACAAGCTGGCAGTATGACAACTGGACACAACCATTTTAAGGAGGTTAAACAATGCACCAGGAATTAAAAGGCCGTGAGTATTACAACGGCCACATTATGAACGACTCTTTTCGAGAGTGGTTGAAGTCCTGCCCGAAGGAATACACCTGGCAGATGAACCAGGTTACAAAGAATAAGGGAACATATACCTTTTTCTTAACTGAGGAGGAGGAAGAGTGAAGTATCTAAACACCGAGGCGGAGCAGTTTCACACTGCTCTAGCCCTTGCCGAGGATATGCGCAGGGAGTACAGAATACAACTTGCAGTCCTGCTCATGGCCGAGCAACTTTGCGCAGAAGATGTAAAGTTGTTAGCCATGAGATTATTTAAACTTTATCAACAATTAATTAAGGAACAGAACCAATGAGCAAAGAAAAACTAAAGCCTTACGAGGTTATCTTTAACCAGGTAGACCCCGAAAACCCAAGCAGTCCTGTGATGACTAGCAAAATTATATACGGTGGTAATCTTACCGCTGCTCTGGTTAAGTTTCACAATGAAACACCGCTAGTAGATATTAAAAAGGTCGAAGAGTTTAACAATAAGAAATCAGGAGCTAGATTAAAATGGTAAATTCTGACCACCAAATTTATTTATTATCTAAAAAGAAACCAAATAAAGCACACGCCAACAATCAAGGCAACGTGCTTTATTTTTATTCTGAGCCTGGAACCTGGATAAGTTCAACTTATTCCTACATACCTCCAGATGCAACACACTGGATGATGTTACCAGACAGTCCTGCACCAGTAAAAACGCCAGAAGAATTACAAGACGAGGCGTTTAATGCTTGGCTAAAAGAAAAATATGTAGATGTAGTTGTTAGAACTGCAATGTATCCAACACTAAAAGAAGTCTTTTTATTAGGAGTAAAACATGGAAGTAACTAAGCCTGAGAGTACAAAGATACAAACAACTCTCAACGTAGAGGCGCATCGAAGAGTCAAAGCACTTGCCAAGGTAACAGGCAAGTCAGACAGCGAAGTCGTTAACTACATTACGCAGTCCTGGATGGTCGATAACTTTGATAAGGAGTATGACTTTTGGGCAGCGAAAATACCCGAACAGAAGTAGACCAGGACAATCTTGAAAGAGAAATGCTAACCCTAGGCTGCGATAGGGTTAGAGTCTTGGGCAACCGACAAAAGAAAAACAAGATGGAGTCTCTCTCTAAATGGGGGGAGGCTCTATCTGCGCATGGATGTAACGA